GGTGGTTGCGGTCCATGTCGCGGGAGCGCCGGCGCAGGATATCCAGCTCCGGCAGCAGGTCCGCATCCGCCGAGCCCGCCGACGGCAACCAGGACATCAAATCCGGGCGCAGGGTGTCGGCGGCGGTATGGGCCACGGCCTGGGGCGCCAAGGGCCGGCCCTGGGCGTCCACGATCAGGCCGCTGGTCGCTTGATTTCTACGGACTGGCAGCATCAGAAAGTTATCTCCAGGCGGCGGCAGCCGCGCCGGCTTTGGCCCAGGGCCGTGGCTATCTGGCGCTGTAAGTCGGTTATGTAGTTGCGCAGCTCCGGCAGGTTCACGCGGGTAAAGCTGACCTGCATGTCGCCGCTGCCCACCGAGGCCTCCAGGGCGCCGGTCACCAGCTTGTGATAGGCGGCTAAAGCCTCGGCCAGGCGGGCCTGTAAATCGCTAAGCTCGGCCATGATTATTGCTCGTTACAAATAGGGGTCCGCCGGCAAGGTCACCCCAGCGGGCGCGGGCCTATAAACACTAACGCCGCCCGAAGGCGGCGCGGCGGCTGGCGGCTGGGCAATGGCGTGTCGGGTACCTGGCGGCAGCTGGGCCGCCCGCCGGGCCTCGCGGCTAAGGTTAAGCCCCATGGCCTCCAAGCCGCACAGCACGGCGTAGTTGTAGGCGCGCAAGTCCAGGGCCTCGTTGCGCCGGCCCGAACGCTTCTCCCACACCAGCACCGCGAAGCCCCGCTTGTAGCGGGTCACCAGGCGCTCGGCCCGGTACTGCTTGAAGTAGTCCGGCGCCGTGCCCCGGGGGAAGTGGCAATAACCCGGGCCGGGCTCCTCGATTTTTAGCCAGTCGGTGACCGCCTTCTTGGCCGCGTCCACGTTGACCGTCCAGAAGCGGTCGCGGCTCTTACGGCTGTGGCTATGCCTTAGGGGCCACACCCGCTCATGCATGCCCCGGCTGATGCCCTTCAAGGCCCACACCCGGCGGCCCCAGCGCGGGCGGCAGAAGCGCAAGACCAGCTCGGTATGGTGCCCGCCGGAGTCTATGCCCACGGCGCGCAAGGGCAGCACCCGGCCGTCTGCGGTTTCCCAAGCGCCGGCCAGCAGGTTGTCCAGTTCCTCCCAAAGCTCGGGCCGGCCAGGGTCGCCGGCCAGCACCGTGTGCTGCACGTGCCAGGACTCGTAGCCCCGGCCCCAGCCCAGCACCTCCACCTCCAGGCGGTCGCCCTGGTTGTCCACCGAGGCGGTCAATATCAGTACCCCGGTAGGCAGCTTGTCACCCAGGCCATAGGCCGCCTGTTCGGCGCGCCGAACCAGGGCGTCGTCGGACACCATGGACGCCGCCTCTTCCCAGGTCTCGCCCAGCACCGTGTTGACGAAAGTCCGCAGCCGGCCTGGCACTTCCTTGGCCGCCAGGTACTTCTTGACCAGGCGCTCCAGGGTCTGCCAGGGGCTGTTCAGGGCGTTAAGCCAAAAGCCGGCGATGCCGTTGAAGGGCTTCTCGGCCCGCCACTGGCCCAGCCGCACCGCCGCCTGGCGCTCGGCCTCGCCCCAACCGGCGCCGCAATGCTCGCAGAAGTAGCGGGCCGTCTCCGGCAGGTGCATGGCCTCGCCGTCTTCGTCCAGCCGCTCTTCGTCGTTTTCGTCCACGGCCTTGTCCCAACTGACGTTGGCCCACTTCAGCACCTGGTGGCGCTGGCAATGCGGGCAGGGCGCCCACCATTTGCGCTGGTCGCTCTCCAGGTAGGCCGCCTCTATGCGGCTGGCGCCCTTGTCGCGGGGGCTGGAAAAATAGCCCACCTTGCGGAAGGCGAAGTTGGCGGTGCGGGCGTCCAGCAAATCCAGGGGATCGCCCTCGGCCGTGTCGTCGTAGCGGTCCACCTCGTCGGCCAGCACGATGCGCGCCGGCCGGGCCGAAAGGTCGCTCACAGACTGGGCTGATACGATATCAAGCTGCCCGCCCTCATAGCCCTTGCTTAGGGTGGTGTTGTCCGAGTCGCGGCTCTTGGGCTCGGCAATTTTATCGGCCAGCGGCGCCGTGGCCCGGATCATGGGCGCCAGGCGCGCCCGCGAAAAGTAGCGGGCCAGGGGCAAGGCCGGCTGGGCCACCACCATGGGGCAGGGGTCCACGGCGATGAAGTATCCCAGGACGTTAAGGATGATCTCGGTCTTGGCCAGTTGGCTGGCCCATTGGCAGACCACCTTTTCCACCGCCCCGTCCGAAAAGGCGTCCATCACCTCCTTGGTGTAGGGCGCCCGCTCGGTGCGCCAGTTGCCGGGCTCGCTGGCGGCCTTGCCGCTAAGTATGCGGTGGGTGTCAGCCCACTGGCTTACCGTGATTTCAGGGGGCGGGCTGATCGCCCGCGACAGCACCAGTCCCAAGATCGCCGAGACTTCGGAAGCGGATGGATAGATCGAGGATAATTGTTCTGATTTCATTTTCCAGCAGCTTCCGGCAGGCCTCCGGGTTATCCAGATAAGCCAAGCGGGGGGCCAGCTTGCCGGGCAAGACCCGCAGTTGGTCCCGGGTGACCCGCATGGCCTGAAAAACCGTATCCTCCACCAAGGCCCGCACCAGGACGGTGCCCGTTAGTTGGTCCAACTCGATCTTGGATTTTAGGGCCTTGACGGCTTCGTTCTTGGTGCGGAAATCCAGCAGCGTGCCCAGGGCGCGGGGCTGGCCGTCGTCGCGTTCTTCTCGGGCTTTCACCGCCCCGGGCTCTTGGCGCTGCATGGCCGGGTCGCTGTTGCCAGCCCACTCGGCGTCGGCGGCGGCAGGGTTAATCAGCAGTTTGCCATTTGCGCGCACCACGGCCCCGGAGCCCACGGTCAATTGGCCGGCCTTGATTTTCTTGCACACCGCCGCTGGCGTCTTGCCCACCAGGCCCTCTTCCTCGCGGTGCCGGGCGTACTGGGCTTGGGTCAAAAGCGACATATGCTAACCACCGTAGGCTTCCACCCAAGGGTTGATTGGTTCGCTTTCCCGCCGACGAATCACCTGGAAGCCCCGGGGCGGCGGGCCGATTTGCTCCAGGTCGGGCCGGTACAGTGGAGGCCGGCCCACGGAAGGCTCCCAGGTGGCCAGCTTTTCATCCTGGGGGATGGATACGATCACGCCCCGCTGCAAGTCAGCAAGGACCTGGGTTAGCAGCCGAAGCCCCATGGGCTGCAAGTCCCGCTGCCACAGGCTGGAGGGCGAGTCCCCGGGGCGCACGAAGCACCAGTCCTGGGCCGCCATGGGACCGCCGTCCACCGTGTCGTTAAGCCAATAGACCGTGCCTCCCGTGATGCGCTCGCCCAGGCGCAGCGCCCAATAGATGGCATCGCGGCCCCGGTGCAGGGGCAGCAGCGAGGGGTGAAACCCGATGCCCCCCAGCTTGGTTTTGGCCTGCGTCTTCTTGCCCACGAAGGCGTGGGAGTGGGCGCAGACCACCAGGTCCACGTCTGGCGGCAGGGTGGCCGCGTTAAGGTCCGTGGAGAGCATCAGGGGCAAGCCCTTCAATTGCGCCAAGCGCCAGAGCCGGTCTTCGCGGCCCCGGCTGTCCTGGGGCGGCGCGGCCACGCCGGCCACCTCCACCCCCAGGCCCAACAACAAGGCCAGGACCTCCTGGCCGAAATGCCTTTGACCCGACAGGAAGACCCTCATGCCTGCACCTTTCCGTAATAGCGAAACCCCTGGACCGCCCGAAAATGGCCGCCATAACCCGCCGTGGGTTCGCGCGCTCCGGCTCGGCTCTTCTTGGCCGCGCTGATGCTCCTAGCGCTCCTGGCCTTGTTGTCGCCATGCAGCACGGCGGATATCTGCCGCCAACTGGGGTCTCGCCTAAGGACCGCGCTCAATCCAGGGTGCGAGGTATGAAACAAGGTGGTCAGCTTGCGGCCCGGCATGCGGGCGCCTTCCCCTCCCTCCAATTGCAGTTGGCAAACCCAGTTCAAAAACCTGAGGCCCACGCCGGCGCCTTGCCATTCGGGCATGACCACCAAGCGGCAGGCCCGGGCCTCGATGGCCTTGCCCTTGCCCAGGTTTTTGGTGCTCATGCCCAGATGGGTGACCAGCTCGCCATCCACCACGCCCAGGTAGCACTTGGCGGCTATCATCGGCGCGGCCTTTAGATAGTGATGCGGCTCAAACAGCGGCCAGTAACGCCAGTCCGTCTGCCAAATCTCCAGGTCGATTCTGGGTCGCCGCCAAAGGCCCCTCCCGGTGTACTTGCCGGTGGCCACGTCAAAGACCCAATCCGGCTCGGTCCACTCGATGATGTCGTAATGGCAGGACAGCAAAACGCACTGGTTGCCATGTTTCTGGTGCAGGCGCTTCCAGGCCTTGGCAAAGGCGAAGGCCCCCACCTTGGCGATTTGCCGGTCCACCACCGAGGTGAACTCGTCTATCACCACCCGGGCCGGGGCCTCGCAGATCACCCGCGCCAGGTTGGCCCGGAACTTCTCGCCGTTGGAGAGCACCGGGAAGGGCCGCAGCCAGGCCGGCACGTCGCCCAGGCCCACCCCGGCCAGGGCGGCGGTCACCGCGTTGAAGTCGCTGGCCGGCGCGATGGCGTCAATGATGGGCTTGTCGGCGGGCCAGTCGTCGGGCTCGAAGAAGGCCCCTGGCCCGAAGATGGCTTGCCCCAGGCTGGTCTTGCCCGAACCCGATGGCCCCACGATTAGCCCCACGCCCCAGCCGGGGTCTTCCACGGGCAGCTCGGCCGCCAGGTCGAAACGGTAGCCAGCCTCGCAGTTGAACAAGGACTTAACGCGGGCTGCGCGGTAGGAGCAGAAGTCTTCGCAGGTGTGGTGGATTTCTAGCCTCATGTCACCACCACCCGGCACTTGTAGTCTTGGGCGGCCAGGGCCTCGTAAACCTCCTTCTGGTGCGCCTCGCCGTCGCAGATCACGATTACGCCGTATTGCTCCTTGTAGCGGTTGTCGGCCGGCGGCGCCGGTGGGCTGCCCGCCAGCGGCCCCAGGCCCTCCAGGAGTTTTTGCAGTTCCTTGGTGCTGAAACCCAGGTCCTCAGGCCCGAAGTCCATTGGCCCCAAGTCTTGCAGTTCCAGGGCCAGGGCCTCCAGGTCCCACTCGGCCCACTCCTGGCTTTTGTTGATGGCCACCCGCAGGGCGCGCACCTGGGCTGGCGTCAAGCCGTCGCAGGGTATGACCGGGATGGTCTCCAAGCCCAGGCGGGCGCGTTCTTCAGGGGCCAGGGCGGCCAGCTCGGCCAGGCGGTACTCGCCGTCTATCACCTGGCCGTCGCTGGTGGCCAGGATGGGTACCCAGTAGCCATGTTTTTGGATAAGCCCCGCCAGGCGGCCGGGTTGGCCGTGGGCGCGCAGGGCGCGGGTATGGCAATGCAGCCGCTCCAG